CGAAGATCCTCCTATGGATTTCGCAGAAGGCGATCCCTGCAAAACAGATGAAGGGGTTGATGGCACATATAATGCTGATGGCGATTGTATTGCTGACCCCGAACCCGAACCGGAGCCAGAACCCGAACCGGAGCCAGAACCCGAGCCAGAGCCAGAGCCAGAGCCAGAACCCGAGCCTGAGCCGGAGCCGGAGGCAGAACCGGAGGTAGAACCTGAACCAGAACCTATAACACTGCCCGGCTTTGAAGTTGTTGAAGGTGACTTTGGTATGTGTCCTGACGGAGTTACGCCAAAGGCTGATAAGCAAGGAAGTAATTGTGGAGTTATTACTATAAATCCTTGTGAGAATTCTGACTATGCACAGGCCAATCCAGATGAGTGTAGAGAGTTTCTTATTTCAGAGCCAGAGCCTGAGCCCGAACCTCAGCCAGAACCAGAGCCCGAACCAGAGCCCGAACCAGAGCCAGAAGATGGAGGTGATGAAACCTGTGCTAATGGCGCAGTAGATTGGCCGTTATGCTCTGAGTGTGCGGACGACACAAAGCCCAGTGACTATGAAGATGGTCGGTGCCCGGGAGCTACAATTCCTGTTGAGCCTCCTGTAGAGCCTCCAATTCCTCCGGGTGGCGGCGGTGGCGGCGGCGGTCGTGGAGGCCGAGTTCCTATAACCGGCCTTAGTTACGAGCTACCAGCCTTACAACAAATTATTGCTCCACCTGCAGTAGATTATGCAAGAGGGCTAATGGCTCAAGTTTCACAAACAACTGACTACAACCAAGCATTAGGAAGTGTTATTGCTAATAGCCTTCAGAAGCGAAAGAAGGGAATGTTTGACCTATGACTTATCTCAACATAATGAACAACGTGTTGCGCCGTTTGCGTGAAGAGGAAGTTAATAGCGTAAACGAAAGCACGTACTCAAAAATGGCTGGTGACTTTATTAACGATGCGAAGACTATTGTAGAGCAAGCAACTGATTGGTCGGCACTTCGTGAAACAATCATCAAAACGACTGAAGTGCAAACTGGTAGCGAGGAGCTTACTCTTACTGGGTCTGGTGATGACGTAAAGGTTTTGTCAGTAATTAACGACACTCAAAATTGCTTTATGGAGTACCAAACTAAAGATTGGTTTAACGACAGACGATATATCTCAACAGAAACTAGCGGCGCTCCTAAGTATTACACCTTTAACGGCATAGCCAGCGCTAGCGGCGACACTAAAGTGTTAGTAAGCCCTAAGCCTGATGGTGCATATGACTTACGTTTTGACGTGATTAAAAGACAGTCTGATTTATCTTTAGACGGAGACGAACTGCTTATACCAGAAAAGCCTGTGATTCATCTTGCCGTTGCCTTGCTTGCGCGTGAGCGAGGCGAAACAGGCGGGACATCTACAGCAGAATATTTCAGTATTGCAGATAGATACTTATCTGATGCGATTGCCATTGATGCGGCAAAGCACCCAGAGGAAATGATTTTTAGGACTGTCTGATATGGCACAACAACTACAAAGCATTAATCTTGTTGCTCCGGCCTTTAAAGGTATTAACACCGAAGACTCGCCGATTGCTCAAGATCCTTCGTTTGCTGAGATTGCTGACAATGCAGTTATCGACAAACGTGGACGTATTGCTGCACGTAAAGGCTACGAAGTTATTACTACAAACAAGACTGTTCTTGGTACTGCTTCAATTAGAGCCATTAGAGAGTTTAGAGACAACGCCGGTAACAGCAAGATATTTTCTGTAGGTAATAACAAGATCATTAGCGGTACAACAACACTAGCTGATGAAACACCCGGCAGTTACACCATTAGCGCTGACAACTGGAAGATGGTTGACTTTAACGACAAGATTTATTTCTTTCAGAGAACTTACGAGCCGTTGGTGTACAGTAACTCATCAGGTGCAGTAGAGAAAATGTCAGCAGTGACAGGAGCGTCAAGTGCATCTGACATTCCAAATGCTAACGAAGTTATTGCGGCTTACGGTCGTCTTTGGTGTGCTGATGTTCTTGATAATAAGTCTACTGTTTTTTGGTCAGACCTATTGATTGGACAAAATTGGACAGGTGGCACAAGCGGTAGCATTGATATCTCTAAAGTATGGCCTGACGGTTATGACGAGATTGTTGCACTAGCCGCACACAACGGTTTATTAATTATTTTTGGACAACACAGCATTGTTGTCTACCAAGGCGCTGAAGCACCGGCAACGATGTCGCTTGTGGATACTGTAGCTGGTGTTGGTTGTGTTGATAGGGATACAGTACAGCACACTGGTACTGATGTTTTGTTTTTGTCACATACAGGCTTACGTAGCTTTGGACGTACTATACAAGAAAAGTCAATGCCTATTAGTACGTTGTCACGCACAATTACTAAAGACATTATTGGATTGATTCAAGGTGAGACAGAGTTTTTTAGGAGTATTTACAGTCCTGAAGAAAACTTTTATTTAATTACTTTTGTAGGACAGAGCACAACCTTTTGTTTTGACGTAAGAGGAACACTGCAAGACGGTTCGTTTAGGGTGACACGTTGGCCTGGTTCTGAGTTTACTGCTTATGAAAGACTGTCTGATGGTACGTTGTATGTAGGATCTTCTGACGGTATTAGCGAATACAAAGGTTTTTCAGACAACGGTAGTTCTTATCGTTTTAAGTACTTTAGCCCTAGTTTGACTTTTGGTGATATATCTAGATTAAAAATTCTAAAGAAAATAAAACCTACGTTGGTAGGTGCAAACAGCGCCACGGTATTTATGAAGTTTGCTTATGACTTTGGCACTGCTTTTAGAACAACAGAATTTACGGTAGGTAACCAAAACCCTGCATTTTTTAACGTCAATGAATTTGGAACTAACTCTAGCCCGTTATCAGAATTTACTGGTGGTGAGCTAACTAACCAACGCAGTTTGAATGCTGTAGGTAGCGGCAGTACCGTCGTTGTCGGCCTTGAGTCTGACATCAACGGGTTTGCTTTATCACTACAAGAAATAAACCTGTTAGCGCTAATGGGTAAAACGGTTTAATTAGGGAGAAATTAAAATGAACGAGTTTTTACAACAGCTGCTTGGAGGAGCCGCTGGCGCGGGGCTTCTCTATAAAGCGTATGAAAGGCTTGGAACTGTTGGTGACGATGCTTTAACTGGAATGGGTGAGCTTGCTCGAACCCAGCTAGAGCAAGCGGCATTTCGTCCATATACAGTAACTAGCGCAACTGGCAGTCAGTTTGGGATTACTCAAGATCCTACAACTGGACAATTTCAGTATGGACTACAACTATCTCCTGAAGAGCAGGCTTTCCAACAGCGAATGTTTGGAAGAGCTGGGGACTTTTTTACTACGCCAAGAGGTGCGACTGGGCTAACCGATGCTGGTATTGAGGCAGTAGAGCGCGGCAGAGAGTTTATGGGTCAAGCCGCAATGCCTACGATGGATCGTGAGCAGGCTGTGTTTGAGCGTATACGAGCCGCACAGCGTCCTGAAGAGGAGCGTCAGCGTCTTGCAACAGAAGAAAGGCTTGCGGCACAGGGTAGACTTGGACTTCGTACAGCGCAGTTTGGTGGCGCTCCAGAGCAGTTTGCTTTAGCTCAGGCGCAAGAAGAGGCTCGAAACAGAGCAATGCTATCTGCTATGCAACAAGCCCAAGCAGAACAAGCTCAACAAGCGAATATCGGGTCTCAGTTTGCTGGTCTAGGATCGGATCTAATGCGTCAACGAATGGGTCTACAGCAGGCAGGACAACAACTAGGAATGACAGCACTAGGTGCGAGCTATCTCCCTCAAGCTCAACTCCTTTCTGCTATTACTCCCGGAATGACTGCGGCTGGCCAACAACAGCAAGCACAAATGTACGGCACAGGACTATTTGGTGAAGCTAGAGCAACGGGTCTTGAGGCATTGCTTGGCGCAAGTCTTGGTCAAGCTAACCTTGCTGGCGCACTTGGCGGTGGCTTGTTGAGTGGCGCATTAGGCTCTGGTTACGACTTTGATATTCCAGGCATTGGTTAAACAAGGAGATTGACATGGCAAAATTTAGCAGTGCGTTTATTCAGTCTCTTACCCGGCCTTCTTATGCAGGCGGGTTATTTACTGCTGGCCAGAAGATTGGTGAGGCGCCAGAAAATATCCGTAAGTCAAAAGAAAGAAGAGAGCTTATTAGCCTTGATAATCAGCTTATTGATATTCAAACAGCAAGCTCGGAAGCCGCTAGGCTAGGGAATGTTGCTGAGGTTGAAGCTCAAGCTTCTTCTCTTCTTGAGCAAATAAAAAGTGAAACCAATCAGGCTAGGCGAGAAGCATTAAAAGCGGCATACACTAAGGTTAGTGGTAATTTAGTTGCCGCTAGATCTGCTGAACAATTAAAAGGCCAAAGAAGCCGAATGCTTGATGTTGGTAAACAAGTTTTAGCTGGCGATCTTTCTTATGAGGATGGCAATGTTGCTGGTGTTGTTGCGGCAAGAAGAGAAGTAATGAAAAGGCTGGAAACTGAGGAAAATGAAAAGGTACGCTCAAAACTACTTAGCGCATTAGATGGCTTAAATGAGCAAATGAAAGGAGTAGATGCTAAAAAAGCCGAACGAAACATTAGTGATCTTATAAAAGCCGAAGCCCTTTATGAGCAGTTAGAAGCCAAAGGTGAAAGCAGAACCGAAAATGAAAATGTTGTAATGAGAGGCGTTAAGCAACGCATTGATCAATTGCGACAAGACCCAGAAACTGTTCAGGCAGTAAAAGAAAGACGAGGACAGCAAAGGCTTGATGACTTAACTAGAGATAATAAAATTAGAGATGCATTAGAAAAACAAGCGATAGCAATACTTTCTAGTCTTGATCCTAGTAGCGATAGATACAAATCCGAAAAACAACGGCTTATTGACAACAATCTTGGAAACGCAGTTAAAAAAGTAGAAAAAGCACAAGTAGAAGCTAATAAAGCAAAGCTAGAATATGAAAAGCTTGAGGATGACGTTAGGCCAACACCTTTAACTAAAGAGCAACGCGCTTTAGGTGAGCAATATGGCGTTATTTTTCAAGAGGGAAATACTAAAAACGCTATTCTTGCGAATAGAGAGCTTCTTAAATCTACCTTAAGAGAAGTGTCTAAAATGGGTACTACTTTGGCTTTAAGAGATGTTAAACCTTTAGATGAGCCTGCGGCTAGAGCAAAACTAAATGTAATGCTGACCGATTTAAAAGAGCAAGGAGACCTGTCTTTTGCAAAGGATGTTTTAATGACTGACCTTGAAGATGATTTAAGAGGTTTGTCTGAGGAGGATCAACAGTATCTTGTTGACTCCATTTTAAACAAGACGACTCCAGAAGCAGAGCAAATTGTTCTTGAGTTTGTTCAGCGCAAATTCCCTGAGTCTTTTGAAAGAACTCAAACTGAGCTTCAGGCAGAAGCTGACTACGCGCAAGCAATTCAAGATATAGTGAACGATATCTATGAAAGCAATCCAGAGCTAGATCCAAGCAACCCAGTAGATCAAGCAAAAGCAATGGAAGCCGCAAATACGCAATTGCGAAAATCTATGGGCGTTCCTACTGCCAGCGAAATATTTTTTGGTCAAGTTCAAGAATATGATCAAAGAAGAGGAAAAAAATAGTCATGAGGCTAGAAGACATTGTCGTCCCTCAAGAGTCTATTGATCGTTTTTTAGAAAAAAGATCAGAGGACAAATCATCAATAAAAGTTGAAGACATTGTTGTCCCAGAATCTTCCCTTAAAAAACTACAGGCACTTAAAGAAAAAAGAGCAAAAAAAGTTGCTGGATTTGTTACCGAGGTAGGCGAAGGAGTTACCCTTGGCTTGCTTGGCGAGTTGTCTGCGGCTTTAGAGGCGGCAACAACTGAAAAGTCATACAAAGATGCAAAGCTAGAATATGAAGTGGCTAGAGATCAGTTTAAAAAAGAAAATCCTGGGCTTGCTAGCTATGCGCTTCCAGCTGAAATTTTAGCGTCTATTCCTACCGGAATTGGCTTGGCTAAAGCGCTAGGCAAAGCTGGCATTACAAGCGTAGCAAGTCAGGTTGGAACAGAAGGCTTTATCTATGGTGCCGCACAAGGAGATTCGTTTGAAGAACGAGCATTTAGCGGAATTACCGGAGCGTTAGCTGGCGCTACAATGGGCCGCGTTATAGATAAAGTTATTACGCCATCGTCCGCTGGTGGACTTCGTACAGAAGCAAATGACTTAGCTGATGATGCTTTAAATGTTGATGATGTAGCTTCAATTAAAGCTATAGAAGAAGCCAAAGCAAATGAAAAATTTACTGAGGTAGATAACCCCGTATATGCACGAACGCCTTTATCTGAAGCGCAAACAGCCGGGGAGCTATACGAAGGTGTAAAAGGAGCTTTTGGCCGATTTTACAATGACAAAGTAACAGGTGTATCTGATGAGTTAATGCGAGATGTTAGTCCGCAAGTCGGCGCTAGATATCAAAAAGCAGATGAAACTGCGTTGCGAACTACGAATAAAGAGTTAGGCGATTTATCTGAGCGGTTAATTCCTGTAATTAAAATCATTAACGACAGCGTACAGGCAAAAGGCGCGTTACTTGACTACGCCGCAGGAAAAATAGGCAAAAAAGGTACAACTCGCGAAGAGGCTGTTGCTCTTCTGGAAAAGGAGTTGGCGTCTGATCTTAATACTGAGCACATGAATACCCTTAAAGCCTATCTAAATTATAGTTTTCGAAAGAATCAACAGCTAAATAAAAAAGTGTTCGGCGGAGATTACAAAGAAAGCCGCACTTATTTGCATACTCGAAACAATGCCAATGCAAACAGATTTAAAGAAGAAGGACTTGAAGGTGTTGAGTTAGAAGATCGCATATTTAAAGACTCGGCACAGGAGCGTTTAACTCGCGGCTCCTATCTAAACAAAGAGTACAATGCGCCCAACCCACTGGACTATGACAATCCCATTGTCTCTGACATGCAACGCGTGTTTAAGATGGAGCGTCTTGCTCAGCTTCAAAAAGAATTTGGTGTAGATATTACTGTGCCTATACCGCCTAGAGCGCCAGTTGCCGAAGGAGTCCTTCAGCCAACACCATTTGTGCCTAAAGGTATGCCTACACCAATACTTAGCCCAGAAGGATTTATGAATGCTTTTAAGGAATCTTTAATTTCTAAGGGGCTTTCTGTTGATGGTGCTGACTACGCAAAAAGAAAAATTACTGATGCAATCATGGGCCAGCAAAGCGCTCCGCATCCTTTAATTCAAGCCGCAAACTCTGGCGCTTATGCAACAACACTAGCCGGGCCTATGTCTGCAATCCTTAATATCGCTGATATACCGCTTGTTGGCGCAAAATATGGTGGTCGCGCGGTGCTTGAAGGGATGCAGGTTCTCAACCCATTTAAAAAGATCCCTAGTCCCGACCTTAAAAAGCTTGGATTAAACGACCAAAACTTTGGTGAATTTGTAAACAGAACAAATGAGCTAGCAAATGAAGGTCGCGGATTTATGGCTAACACAGCGACCGCTATGCGCAAAGGAACAGATTTTTTAATGAAAGGATCTGGCTTTGCAACGATGGATCAGGTCGGCAAAAAAGGCGTAATGCGGGGCGTGTTACGCAGTGCGGCAGATGACGCTCAAGCTGGAAGATTGGCGGATAATTGGGGCTTTTACTTTAACGATGCCGAGCTAAAAATAATTGAGTCTCAACTTAAGAAACATGGCGTAGACTGGCGAGAATATACGGGCAAAGGCAAAGAGTTAATTGAGCAGTTAATGTTTGCCGGCTTAGGTCAACAGCAGTTAATTAGTGCGGCTGGTCGTCCTGCGGCATGGGCAAGGAATCCTAATCTGCGGCCACTGTGGGCATTGCGTGGCTTCGTAGTTAAACAGCAGGCGTTAGCACTGCGCGAGGTCATGGGCAACATCAAAGCAGGCAAGCCAGAGAAAGCGGCAGAGTTCCTTGGCCGGTATGCGGCATACGGAGCTGGTGGCTATGCAGTAATCAATGAAGGTCGTCAGTTTATCTTCGGTGATGGCGAGATGTCATTTAATGGCTTGGCTCGCGGATACGGCGATGCCTGGGCAAGTTTGCTAACGGCGAACACGTTAGGTCTTAACGATTACCAGTACGGACAGATTAAACAAATAGGCTTTTTGCCGACTATGGCGCTTGGTATGGAGCCAATTATTACAAGCAGAGCAAGAGACATTGCAACTACAATGATTAATGTTCTTGATGGCAAACGTCCACCGCAAGCATTAGCAACAGAATTTCCGATTATCAAACAACCACTTCGATTATTGGAGCGAGCATCTGGCGGTTTAGGTCTTTTGGAAGTTGAGGAGTTTGCGGAGGAAGGTCTTCGCACACTAAACCCTCAAGACTAATCCCAGCTAGCAAACTCTAGCCAGCCAGCTATACCTGCCGCCCTGTCATTCTCCATTCGGGCGGCTTCTGCTTTGTAATGCTTGGCTATTTCTTTCTGCTCTTTATGCGCCCGTTTGCCTAGCTCAATATCTTCAGCCTTTTCCCTAATTAACTCAAGGGCACCTTCGCCGTACTCATCAATGTAGTGGCGAACAAAGTAATCAGGATTACTGCCGTACTTCTGATGACAGCCATAGCAGTGAGCAAAGGCGTTCATTCCGTCG